TTCTTCTTCAGAGTCTGACTCTTTTTCTTCTTTTTTAATATCTTTGCCGTTGTCTTCATCTTCTTTATCGTCAGATGAATCATCGCCGTCAGAATCTTTTTCTTCGGCTGGTTCTTCTTTGTCTTCATCTTCTTTCTTTTCTCTAAACAAGAATTCCTTGAATCCAATGATTTTTTCCTGAATTGCCTCACCCAGTTTTTCTTCGACTACTTTGCCTGCTGCTTCACTAAAGCCTACGAAATCTTCTTTACTTGAGTGAAGAATAATCTTTTCAATTAATTTTGACATTATTTTTATTCTCCTAAATTGTTAAAATTATTCTTCGTAATAACCGAAGAATGTATTGATTGAAGTGACCATAAATATGTATTCTAAATAGTATTTATATTTTTTTCACTTTTTTTTGAATTAATGGCCATTTTGGCACTTAATTCTTTGCTGAGAACATTATTGTAATATTCCCAGACCATTTCCTCAAGTTTGTTGTCAAGTTTTTTCTTAAGGATATTCTTAAATTCTGTAGAATCACTAGATTCTAATGCGTGAACTTTTTTTGTATCTGTCATTCTAGTTCATCTTCTTTAGGCATTTCTGCTAAATCTTTTTCTTTCTCTTTCTTTAAGTCTGCTCTTTCTTCATCAGTTAGACCCATGATTTCCGTCTCAATAAATTTGTTAGTCATTGGTCCGCCATCAGCTTTAATTTGAGTGGCTACCTGGACAACTTCCATCATAGCGGTTATGGTTTGAAGTTTTTTGTTCTTAGCAAAATCGTTGTTATTCTTAAAGATGAATTTAATACTGCCTTTAATGAGTTCCCAATCTTCAAGTGACACTACTTTAGTTATTAGTAGTTCTTTCTTGAGCAAATCTCTGAAGATTCCCATGAATCTTTTTCTGAGTTTTAGTACAAACTTATAGAACTTAATTTCTTCATTTTCAATTTCTTGGTTCTGGAAGTTTATTGTATTTCCTCTTGACTCTGGATCACGTCTTTGTACGGGTACTTTTAGGGATCGCCAAAGTTTTCTATAGAAGTAATCCAGATCAGCAATTTCTGTAACATCAACAGAAGCAGTTTGTAATGATTCAATTTTAGTACCTCTACCTTCAGCATTAACAGCAAACCAAATATCCTCTTGCATAGATATACTTCGTTTTCTATTGTCAACGGTACCAGTTCCAATATTATATGTGGTTTTGTTTCTATGCTTTGACATCAAGTTTTTAATATACTGCTCAGCCTTTGCTTTTGGCAAACGTCCAGTATCAACATAGATAGCATTTCTTTGCGGTGATCGAGTGAATCTATAAATCAGCATAGATTCTTCAATCATTGCTAGGTTATTATTTACCTTAGAAGCATAGTGTAAATGACTGATTGGAAACAATCGGTCTTTTGAGTATTCACCGGAGTCGATATAACAAATTTGTTCAGGAATATATTGTATATTTGAATCGTTGTACATTGTCAACAAAGACACTCGCTGTCCGTTTTGCTGTTCTTGTCTAGTGTCAAGAAAGTGTCTAGTCTTCTTTGTTTTTGGGTCTTTAATAGTATAAAAACCTTTAGGGGGCAAAATCTTTAGTGCTCTGATGCCATTCTTGAGTTGGTTGTTATTATACACTGTTTCCATCGCAAGCATACCATCAATATACCACTGCTTGAATAATTGTTCTCCTTTTTCATCAAAGTCCAACAAATTAAACAACTTTTCATATGATTCTTCAATTTTTTTCTTGATGCTATCAGGCATTTCCATATCATCAAGATTCATCTCAAAAGGTCTGTCTCCGGTTTCATCAGTAACAAATGCTTCATTAAGAATTTCATCAATAGCGTCCTGGACTTCAGGGGAATAAGCCATATCCCGCCAGTTGTTAATTAAATTGCTTTTTTCTGCCAGGATGGCATCAATAGATTTTCCAAGAGAGTATGACTCCGAAGCATCAGCTGCAATAGTGCCGTCTTGTTGTATTAATTCCTCAGGGGTATCCTGTGAGAAATTTTTACCTTGTTTCAGTTCAAAGTTACTTTCTCTTTCTGAATAAAACGACTTTTTAAGGGTCTCAAATAAACTTGCCATATATCTTACAGTTTTTCTCTTTATTTATCTATCTTCTGGCACGAACTTTGCCAATACTCTTGGTTCTTCTTGTTTTCTTGGCAAAATAACGAGGTTTTATCAACATAAGTTTATTGATATTTTCCTTTGGTATTCTTTCAACATTCTTTGCTCTGGATACCATATACTTTCTAAGCCCGTTAAGAGCATATCTCAACCGAGGTGTCCTCTTGAGCATATTATAGGTAACTCTAGCAATTTTCTTTTGATTCTTTATCTTAGCATTAGCTTGTTGCAGCCAGTTGATCAACAAAAACCTATCTTGGATTTTTAACCAGTGCAAATTTATACCAAGCAAATGTCTTCCCGTAATAAGCAAAGGAAGCACCAACGGCCTTTTATCCCACTCCGGTAAATTTGGAGTTTTGGGGTCATTATAATGAAAGAAAAACATGGAATTATAAATAAACTTTCTTCCTTCCATTAGTTATTCTCCCATTTACCGGACTTTATTTGGTTAGTTAATTTTGCTTCTTTCGGATTTAAGTAAATCCAAACTTTTTTCAAGTTCCCGATTTTAAACGACTTTCTTATATACCAATCAGGATGTCCCTCTAATTGATCCAATCGCTTTAGAACTTTGGTACTGACTTTATATATCTCGCCTTCGGTCCTGGCTCCTGGCATTGTTTGAGCAAAAGGAAACCCTGGGCCACCATGAAGAGCAATACCTTTCAGAGCAATTTTCTTTATGAATTCAGAATCTTCCAAGATATAATTGTTGTGAAATCCTTGCTTTAATGATCCATAAGTAAACACATATTGGTAATTATGCATTACTTGAAATCCTTTAATTTTCGCTTAACTTCTGCTTTATTATCACCAAAAGGAATAAGAACACCCATTTTATGTAACGGTATTCTATCAGAACTCATACCTAAATAATATTTATTTTTGTATTCAATCAAATGAATAGCATTAATAGGTGGAGCCAAAATACGTTCAACTTCAAATGCCGCTTTTGGATTAAAAATACTTCTAATATTTGATTCTAAGTCCATAAATTTGGAATAACTCCAAGTCTTGACAACATTTCCAGTCTTCAAAATTCTAAGTTTCTGTTTACCCAAAAGTTTGTCTTTCAAAGGAGCATCTGGATCAACCCAAGGTTGTTCAGAATCTTGGTTCTTGTTCATGATTCGGACTAGTTTCTTAACATATTCCTCTTTCATATACTCTGGGTCCATTGCTAGTTTAAATGCATGGATATAATGTCCGATAGTTGCTAGAACTTGCTTTTCTTTTTTCTCATAGTTCTTTCCACCCAGCCATCTAATCTCAATTCTAGATGCTTTTCCTGAATCTATATGTTCAAAGTTGACTGAATTTGAATGTTGGTTTTTAGGAATTCTAGATTTCCATTCCTTGAACATATCCTTTATATTCTTGAAAGCAGTAGGATCGTTCAACTTGATCATATCCCCCCGACCAGTATTACTGTCATACTCTTGGTTACTTTTTTTTCTAATTTGTTGTTGGACTCCAGTTAGATATTCAGCAAAAGGTCTATCAGGAAAATAGAGATACTCACCAGTGTCTTTGTCTTTAGTTTTTTGAGTAATATATCCTTCATCTAAGAATAACATCAACTTAAGAAGATCAACCTTACCCATACTAGTTCCATCATAACTCAATGAAATATGAAGACCGGTTTCTCCGTTTGTCCCTTTTGTTTCACCATTTTTCTGAATGTACTTGAACATATCTTTGATAGTTTTTTGCATCTCTTGAGCGTTAAGCACTGGTGAAATGAACTCAATCCCACCTTTGCCCTCACTTAATGACGAATCAGCTTCAATCCTCCAAGTACCGTCTTTACCAAAATGAACTTCATCAGAACCAGAATGGTAACCACCCACTTGAAATGATTTGAATGGTAAGTCATTCTTGTTGTTCAAAATTTCTTCAAGTTGTTCATTGTCTAATTGGCTATCAGAATCATAGTCAGGGTTGGGCTCTGGTAATCGTGAATGATCCCAAGATACTTCGTCTCTAATATACTCGTCTATAAATGTTTGTACATCATGAAGATCAATATCATACATTTGTAAGTATTCTACATAATTGTCATAGTCTTCTACAGTGGGATAATTATACATCATCACATCATCAAAAACTTGATTTAGTCCATCGTAATAATCTCCGCCGTATAATTCTTTGAACGACTGCATATCTCCATCATCTAACCAACGTTCTAGATCATCTAATTCTTTTTGTAAATCGTCTTTAGTATCTTCGTCATCTTCATAATTTATTGCATCCTTCTTTTCAGAAATAGCATCTTCTAATTCTTGTCTGACTCCCGATTCATACTCTTCGTTGGCAGCCTCCAATTCCTTACGTTTGCTCTCTGTGTTTCTTTCTAATTCGTTGTAATCATCTAAAGCATTCTCAAAATTTGTACCACCATCAAACTCAGATATATCGTTATCGTAGTACTCAAATTCAGCACCTAATCTTACATGTTTGTCTTTCCAAGCGGATTCAATATCTTTCTTAGATACCTTTTCTTCAATTACTTTTTGGTATTTTGCTGGTTTTAAATATTCTTTTAGTCTAATCATTTTATAGGTCCTTAGTTTATTTGTGGATTCCAAGCTCTACTTCAGTAATTATCTGAAAATTGATGTCTCTGCCTTTTTCTTGTAATAGACGGCAATATTTTTCTGTAGCAGCCCATTTATTGCTATTTTTGATAAAAGTATTTATACTTTCCTTCAGTTTCTTTGTCTTTCTCTTTGGTCTACCATCAGCATGAGTCATCTTTGGTGGATTGCACTGATCTTTTGGTTTTATCTCAAATATGTATTCCTTTAATCCGCCAGATTTATCCTTGACTACAGCATAAAAATCAGGAAAATAACGATGCTTTCTACCGTCAACATCATACCTATATGGAATGATGATGCTTTCCGAAGAACATCTAATAATATTTTCATTGGTATCTAACCATTTCATAAAAATAAGTTCCCATGAAGACCTATAAAAAATGTCTCCATTGGAAGTATCCCACTTGTCGGGATTGGATGGCTTAAATTTTCCCTGCTTAAATTTAGACCGATTCATTCAAAAAACTAAGCGGTTCGCTTGAACTCAAAAAAGTCATATTGAATACCTACACTTAAAATGATAGGTTCTGCTTCAGAAATAGTTGTGCTTAAGGTAATATCACCTAGCGATGTAATCCAGCAATTATGGAAAGTATATTCTACTTGAGGGTAATACATCCCGTCAAACATTCTAAGCAATCCCTGAAATGTATGTTGATCGTTTGCTGTATCTGTTGAAGTATCTTTTAGAGTGTTCATATACGTATACACTTGTTCTAGTGTTTCTAACTTATCGTCTAGCAATACGCTTAAATTCATTTCATTGAATTGAACAGTAGTGCCAGGCAATAATGCCCTATTTCCACCAAAAGGTACTTCAGTAGGCGAAATATTCATACCAAGACCAGATATTTCTGTCACATTCAGCAATATATTTTTGTTTCCTTCTAAACCAATATTGAACGTAAAATTATTTTGTTGGGAGAAGTTAGAATTGAGAGATACCATTATTCACCTATGGAAGTGAAGTCAATTATATTATTGAGTAATTCTATATCAGAGGCACTCAATTTCATTGTATCAGTGTACGGGATCGGATCAGCATTAATACTAAATTCAACACCAAGCAACTCTACCATTTCTGTTGTGTAACTTGGTACATTCTCTTTTGGAATGATGACTTTGTCATTTTCTTCAACAGACCACTTTTTTTGAATCTTGTTTTTAACCTCAACAAAGGATAAATTATTTGATTCAATCTCTTTATACAATTTATTCAGAGCAAATGCTGAAGTGATTGGTAGATCATCTTGGTGATAAAGTTTTTTTAATGCTTCACCGAAATTTGGGTTTTCTAGATGTTCGTTCGTTAATGTAATCATTACTTTTTTGGTTGATATAGTGAAAATCTAGCAATCAAAGGAAACAATTGTCGGAAAATAGGACCGTTCTTGATAGCCTTAAATACTCTCAAAACTTTGTTATCTAGATTGGTTTCTGTGGCATTTGCTAATTTTTCAAGCAAAGGCATTAGGATAGTCATTACTGTCACTAGTGTAGAAATAACAATACTTGCTAAAAGTACATACGGTCCAATAGCACTAGCCATCAAGACTTGATATACTGTGCCAACAAACGCAGCAATTGCTTTTGTTTCTGCTGCTGTGATTGTTGAAGCAGCAATTGCTGCTGTACTTACTGGTTCTGCCATTTTAATTCCTTTGTTAGTGGTGTTAAGAAAGTTAAGAAATAATTATTTCTTTAATTTGTTCTAGTTTTGCTCCTGCTCTAGTCAATTCTTCGTCTTTTGCTTTGATACGTTCAGTTAGCATAGTATTATTTGATTGAAGCTGAGTAATTTGCTTTTTCAAGTTGTTTATTAATGCCGTTTGATCTTCATTAACATTTGGTGTTAACACTTTTTTCACTTGATAGTGAGGATAATCTTTAATAGAGTTCCAATAACCTCCCCACTCAATATCTATATCAAGTTTTTGGGCTTCTCTTTGAACAATATCATTCATGTCTTTGAAACGTTGAATATTGTCCCAATCAATAGGATATGGGGCAATATCAACTGCTAGTGAAGGTGAACTGTTATGGTAAGACTTTGGGTATTCAACTTTTGATCTACCAGAGGCAAATGCTGCATTTTGTTCTTCTTTAGTTCTTTCACCACAAAGAATACTAATGTCAACATATTTGATAACCTCATCCATAAGTACTTGTAATCTTCTGTCGCAAGTTTCTAATCTTGCTTTGCTAGTTTTTCCAAACGATGGCAT